GAGAACCAGGCGCGGGCGCTGGAGAACTTCCGCAAGCGTCACGGTGCTGACGACCTGAACCTCGCCAGCCTCAAGCAGCTGAAGGAGTGGTGCCTCGAGCGAGGCATCAAGGCCACCAGCTTCGACGAGAAGAACGTGGCCAAGCTGAAGAAGCGCATCGAGAAGAAGGTCGACACCCTGTCGATCGACGACCCGAAGTTCGAGCAGTACTCCGACGTCATCGACCTGCTACACACCAAGCAGATCCTCGGTGGTTCCAGCCTGAAGAAGCTGCAGGTCATCCTCGACACCGTCGGGGAGGACGGCCGGCTGCACGACCAGTACCTGCACATCGGAGCCGGGCAGTCCTGGCGTACGACGGGTAGGTCCGTGCAGATGCAGAACCTGAAGCGGCTGGCCGAGCCTGCCGACATGGACTCGCTCGACGACCCGGACTCGGAGTGGGACAACGACCAGCTGGCGGAGAACATCCGTCAGGTGTTCACGAGCAGCCGTCCTGACGGGGCGCTGATCGTGGGGGACTTCGCATCCGTGGAGTCCCGGGGCCTGGCGTGGCTGGCCAACGCCCACTGGAAGCTCGATGCCTACCGGCAGGGCAAGGACATGTACAAGGTCCTGGCCGCGGAGAAGTTCGGCGTCTGGTACGACGCGGTGACCAAGCCGCAGCGTACGTTCGGCAAGGTGGGCGAGCTGAGCTGCGGGTACCAGGCTGGTGGCCCGGCCGTCCAAGCCTTCGCCGCCAACATGGGTGTCGAGATGAACGAGGCCGAGGCGGCGCAGCTGGTCTACGACTGGCGCGACATCAACGCCGAGGTGGTCCAGCTGTGGGCCGACCTCGACAACGCACTGCTCCAGGGATTCAAGAGCACCAGCTGGGGCGTGCGGGTGGGTGACGACTACATCGCCACCGTGAAGCATTGGCGTACGCCGGACACCCTACTGCGCCAGCACCCCGGAGCACAGAGTCTGTGCCTGGAGCTGGTCAACAAGAAGGGTGAGACCGTGCTGCGTCGCATCTTCCACGGATGCTACGAGCGTGGCCGCGGGCTCTGCTACTACAAGCCGAGCCAGCTGAAGTCGGGTGATCTGTGGACCAACCACTTCACGGATCCGAAGACCAAGCAGGTCAGGTTCTACAACATCTACGGAGGGAAGCTCGCAGGCATCCTGACGCAGTCGTTCTGCCGGGAGCTGTTCTTCCAGTCACTCCGCAAGGCGTACGTGTGGACGCAGACCCAGCCCAACGTGGATCTGATCGGACAGTTCCACGACGAGATCGTCCTGGACTGGTGGCCTGACGCCAACGGGATCAGCCTTGAGGATGCGAAGCACACGCTCGAGATCTTCATGTCGAACACCGAGGTCAGGGAGTTCCCGATGGAGGCAGAGATCAAGCACGACTACCGCTACACCAAGTAGCAGCAGAGAGGCCGGTGTCCCAGCAACGGGGCACCGGCCTCTCCCAACAGAAAGGAAGCTCCATGAGCGTAACCCATGTGGTGGGCGTTGATCCGGGGCTGGTGCACACAGGAGTAGTCCAGCTGTGTTTCCGACCGGAGCGTCAGCACATCACGATCAGCAGTCATGCCGTCGTCGGCTGCAAGGCGGACGAGGTGCAGCGCATCGTGACACACGCCGGGCTCAAGCCCGACGCCATCTTCATCGAGGGCTACCGCCCGCGGTCCAACCTCAACAGCGACAAGCGCATGGTCGAGGGCGTGGCCGAGATCCGCAAGGCGACGAAGGGCACCGTGCTCCTGAACACCGGGGTGAAGAAGGTGGTCAAGAAGTCGCTGATGGAGTTGCTCGGTGTCTGGTCGTTCTCGACCGTGACCAACCACCAGGACCTCCGCTCGGCCGCGCGCATCGCGCTGCTGGGCATGCTCAAGGACGAGCAGATGAATCGTCTGCTCTCCGACATCGTGCGTGACCACCTCGAAGGGAGGGACTGGCATGTTGCACACGGATGAACCGACACCCTGTCAGACCCGTGACCCGGAGCTCTGGTTCTCCAGGAAGAAGGCGGACGTGGCGAACGCGAAGGCGCTGTGCCTGAGCTGCCCGCTGCGGCTGCGCTGCCTGGAGGAGGCGCTCGAGACCGAGGCCCTGCTGGGTCAGAGCCTGCACGGAATCCACGGCGCCCTGACGCCGGCGGAACGAACGAAGACCAAGCTCAAGCGCATCGCTTGACCAACGGAAGGAAGCACATGGAAGAGCACAGAGACGGCACCGTCGGCGAAGTCATCGACGGACGCCGTGGTGTCTACGGTGACCCGGCCGAGATGTTCGCGCGTGCCGCGCAGATCTGGTCCGGGATCATCGGCTACGAGATCAACGCGGTCGACGTGCCGCTGATGCTGATGGGCTACAAGATCCTGCGGGCCCAGCACACGCCGGACTACTCCGACAACAGCGACGACATCGAGGGCTACCTCGACATCTTCCGCGAGATCGTCGGGGACGACATGGTGCACGCGCGCAGCGTGAGCGAGTACCTCGAGGCCAAGGCCGGGGCGGACCTCGTCTCGCTGCCGGTCAACGTGCCGATGTGCAACTGCTCGATGCCCGGACTGGATCCGTCCGGTCTGTGCACCCGCTGCGGGTTGCCGACGTGACGGGGCTGGACCGGGCGGTCGAGGCATCAGGCCACAGCCTGTTCGACCACCAGGTTCAGGCCCTGGCCTCATGTATCGGGGAGCCGGGCCGTGAGCGCCTCTGCCTGTACCACCGGACGGGGGCGGGCAAGACCCTCACCAGCCTGCTGGCGGTCGCTCAGTGGGGCAGGGACGCCGCCGTGGTGGTGGCTCCGCCGTCCACCCACAAGGCGTGGCTGGACCAGGGCGAGCGCCTCGGCGTCACCGTCGAGGCGATGAGCCACGCCAAGTTCCGCATGAAGAACACGCAGCTCTCGCGTCACGTCGCCGTGATCGCGGACGAGATGCACATGTTCGGCGGGCACAAGGGGCAGGGATGGAAGAAGCTCGAGGCGCTGGCCAAGGGACTGCAGGCGCCGCTGGTCATGGCCTCGGCCACGCCCAACTACAACGACGCCGAGCGGGTCTACTGCATCCAGCGGATCCTCGACCCGGCCAGCACCAAGGGCGGGTTCATCGAGTTCCTGTACCGCCACTGCACCACCGAGCAGAACCCGTTCGGCATGGAGCCCATCGTCACCGGGTTCCACCACTTCGCCGACGCGGAGGAGTACCTCGCTGCGCTTCCCGGGGTGGCGTACCTGCCGGACGAGCTGGTCTGGTCGATCACCGACATCGACCCGGGCTGGCCGGCCACGCCCTGGGCGTACGAGGTGTTCGGCTACAACGCACGGAAGCACCGGATCGTGGCCAGCATCATGGAGGACCGGCACACCCGCGTCTTCCAGAACCTGGTCGACGAGGACGGTCTCATCCATGACCACGTCTTCGAGAAGGTGCTCGATCTGATCGAGGGGTCACCGACGCCGGTGTTGGTCTACGCCAACCACGCGACGGTGGCTCTGGCACTGAGCGGGAGCCTGACGGTTGCGTCCATCAGCCACGAGCTGGTGACGGGCAAGACCTCGAAGTCCGACAAGGACCTCGCGCTCGAGGTGTTCAAGGACGGGCACGCGCGTGTCCTGGTCGGCACGGCCAGCCTGTCGACGGGCACCGATGGCATGGACAAGATGTGCGACCGGCTCATCATCCTCGACGACACGGACGACGACTCACTCCGTCGTCAGCTGGTCGGGCGCATCATGCCCAGAGGTGCTGACTCGGACGCCAGCAAGAAGCAGGTGTACCGCCTGCTGCAGTAGCTCCTCGATCTCAGGGGGTGGGGACGACCATCCGGTCGTCGCATCGAGGAGGAAGGAAGCACATGGAAACCACGGCTCAGGAGACCGAAGAGTTCTTGATCGCTCAGCTGAAGAACCCGCACCTGTCGGAGCGGGAGATCCAGCGGATCGAGCTGAAGCTCGAGGTCATCCGCAGAGCACAAGGTTGACCCGTCAGAGGGGCGGAGCCGGAGAGACAACCGGCTCCGCCCCCCCAACAGAAAGGAGGGCCTCCAGTGTTGGAGCTCAAGACGAAGAAGGAGCTGGGCACGCACGCGCATCACCTGGCCGGGGGCTTCAACCTGGTCCGGTACCGGAGCACCACGTACATGCCGGTGGACTACGAGACGCTCGACGCCTTGCAGGCACCGGACCCGGAGCGCACGGTGTGGCTCCCGCTCACTCGGGAAAGCATTCGTCTCCTGGGCGCGAGCGAGTTCAACATCCTGTTCCAGTCGGACGGGGAGCTCAGCTCGTTCGACTTCATGGTCGCGCAGAACTCCGAGCAGTCGCGCGACAGCGTTCACTCGCTGCTCGTGCGTACGCCGGCAGGGCTGCGCGAGCTGAAGAACGACGGCCAGCTGCACGAGCCGACCGGCAGGTTCATCCCGAACACGCTGGCGCCCATGCTCAACGAGGACGAGAGTGACAAGAAGGAGGTCTTCAACATGCTGAGCGAGTGGGTCGACTCCGAGGAGGAGGCGCACTCCCTGCTCAAGCACCTGGCCACGGCGCTGGCGCCGGGCTGGTCGGCAGTGAAGTACGTGCTGCTGCTGGGTGAAGGCCGCAACGGCAAGGGCCTGCTGCTCAAGATGATCCAGGCCGTCTTCGGCCGGGACAACGTGAGCAGCGTGTCGCGTCAGCACATGGCCGAGCAGAGCCCGGTCGTGTGCGAGCTCAACGGCAAGCTGCTGAACATCGTGTTCGACGGCATGGCCGAGTACGTGAAGGACTCCGGCACCGAGAAGACCCTCGTGGCCGGAGAGCCGGCCGCCATCCGGCGGCTGTACGAATCGACGCCGACCGTGGTGCAGACCAACGCCCTCTTCATCGAGGCGCTGAACCACGAGCCGAAGTCGAAGGACAAGTCGCTGGCGCTGCAGAAGCGGCTGATGCGATTCCACTTCCCGAACGTCTACGCGCTGGACCACAAGTTCGAGCGGCAGGCGTTGAGCGAGAAGTCGCTGGGTGCATTCATGTCCTTGCTCATCGACCACTACGTCCTCGAGGACTCAGTGGCCAAGGAGCTGGCACCGACCCAGCGGTCCATGGAGCTGCAGCTGGAGCACATGTTCGTGAACTTA